TCCTGACGGTTCAACCGCCGATTTAAAATTTACCAAAACAACGTAATGTTATTTTGAACCGATTTCTTTCTCGCCCTTGGATGAGAAACTTCCTTCAATTTTCTCGTCTCCAAAGTTCTTATACGTTACTGACTTCTTCAATGTTTTGAAAGCAGTAGGAATTTCTTCATCTGTAAACTCGTTACCAAGCTGAGCTTCGACAGCAGCCTTCATAATCTCCATAGGTGTCTTGTTGGCATAGTCAAAGGTGTCGTCAAGAAATGAAATTGCCTTTTCTCTAACAGCAGTGTAAGCCTTAACCTGAATATCTACGGCAGACTTAACGGCATCTTTGAATTCTTGGGAATCTTTGAAGTTGAAAGGTGCCTCATCCTTGCTCTTGTGTCGCCATACGTCAGTGGGGTCTTTCTCCAGTTGTTTTAGATTCTTTTCCAAACGACTTATATACTCTTTAATTCGCCTCTTTGTTACTGTGTCGTTTGCCTTAATAAGCATTAGCTTCTGACGTTTTAACTGTGCTTTTATTGCGTCCTTATCCATACCCTCGTCTTCAATATCAACGTCTTCCTCGTCGCTGTCAGCGTCCTTAATATCTTTATCCTTCTTGGGATCTTTGTCAGAATCTTCGTCTTCAACGTCAATATCTTCCTTGTCGGAATCTGCATCCTTGGTGTCCTTCTTCTTCGGAGGATCTTCATCGGAATCTGCATCTTTAACGTCAACATCTTCTTCCTTGCCTTCGTCTTTATTATCAACGTCAACAACTACCTTTTCAGGTTCCTTCTCTGACTTGGCATCTTTGAATTCCATTCTCAAAACTCTATTGGTTTTCATAATTTTCCTTCTCTTTCTCGATAACACTTATACATTATATTCCAGTATGAATTAACGATCTTCAGTACCTCTGTCTACTTTGTTCCGATCTTCCTGTCTGAGAAGCTGGCAAAGGTTGGAGCAGAATCCTTTATCCTCTGTGCTGGCCCACCAAGATGTCTTTTGAGCACCTTTACCTTATCTTCAAGCTCTGAAACTACATCGTAAAGCCTTTCATCGTCTGTACGTGCCAAGTCTCTTCTTGCTTGCTTTAAGTCGTCTTCAGTCTCAAATAGTGCTTCTTCTGTCTTAGATACACCCATTCTGTTGAGGTTGAGGGCATCGTTTATCTCATTGTCCCCAAAGCTTATAAAAGACATAATTTCTCTCTTCTTTCCGTCAAGGAATGTGCACATATTCCCACACCGACCAGCCTCTACGACTGCAAGATGATGAGGTTCAATATTCTTTTGTTCATAGTCGCAACCCTCTATATCGGTTTCTACCAAGTCAGCATTGTAACCCAATGATAGCTCTTTTTTGCCGTCTCTTATAGAATTCAAAAGGCTGTCTGAGATAGTTACCTTATTTCTAATCTTTACGGTCGTGCTTCCTTCTGTGTCTTCCATTTCAACAAAAACAGAATCAAGAACAAAACCTTCTTTAAGCCGCGAAGGAATAATATCTGTTAGCTCGATGTGGCCATTAGTGACAGGAATGTTTACCATTTTAGCAGCTATATCATGAGTAGTTTCAGGAGATCGGTAAACCTTAAAAACTTTGCCAAAAGGTTCTATCCCTAATTCAGCCCCGTGGTACTCAAGAATACCATCACGAACGCTAACAACCGTTTTTGTCTTTGAATCGTACATGACACTATCTGTAAATTTAGATTTCATTTCTGATTACCTCCCTGCAAAGTATAGCACATCAGGTTTATTCTTCAGGTATAATCATAATATAAGTGCATCTGCAATTATAGTCAACTCCAGGCAATAACCACTTCTTATCAACCGAGGAATAAAGTCCCTTCGCTAAGTCGAACTTTTTATTATTTCTATCTGCGTGGCTTTTCCTTACTCGCCTATCTTGGGATGTTTTCCATATGGCTTCTGATATCCCGAGATTCTGAGCCCTAAATTTTGTGGATAAACTATTGTAGGTAGAAACTTGTGTTCTTGCCATACTATTAGCAACCCCGTCTTTTTTTTCTGCCAGGATATCAAACTCGACCAAAATTTCTTCCAAGCTTTTCCCGAGTGCCATATTTCTGAGAGTCACTGCTGAGAAATCTTCAAGAACATCGTCTCTTAGCTTTTTTACCCAATTCGAAGTCTCTTGCACCAGTGCATTGAAACTAGGTTTCAGTCTCTCACTCTTGGCCAATACTGCCTGATCTATACCTATCGAGGATTCTACCGCCCCATAAATATCCTTTGCATTTGCTACATCGATCCCTTGCATAAACTCTTTGACGAACGAATCCAGTCTGTCATTGTTGAATCTTTTCGTTATCCTGCGTTTGGCATCTCTCGATAGCTTGTTAAACACTTCGGCATAGTTCCCGATCTTTTTATCCGCAAATTTACTAACATCTGCCTTGGTCAATTTCTTGAGTGTATTATTTCTATACTGCTTAGTAATTGCCTCGACCATTGCACGATTAAACTCTGAAAACTGTCTCTCAAATGCCCGAGGGTATCTTGTTGCCCTCAGTTTTTTTTCTTTAGGAGATGACAGCTTAATTTTCATCGTCTATGTCTTCCTTTTCACTATCGTCGTCAGGATCGTTTTCAAGGAGTCTTTTATACTTATCTTTCTCAACAACTCCGTGGTCTATTAAGTACTGTTCTCCGTCAAGGCCCATCTCCTGAAGCCTAGCTGCATTATCAATTAGCTTAGAATGTCTTTCCATTCCTTCTACGGGAGTAACAAACTGATCTTCTTTGAACGTGATTTCCCCTAAACCTATTTTGAGCATTAACTCATTAAGTGGCTCTTTTAGGTACTCGTCTTGGTAATCCATGACACCCTCTTGGAAGATTTGTCGCTCATTATCTCCAGAAGAATTCAGGCCTCTTACATTTTCACCTATAAGCCAGGCAATCGGAATCGCCGTAACCATAGCAACACGTCTCAATGACGCTTCGTGTATCTCACTTATTCCGCTAAGCTGAAGACTGATGGTTTCTATCTCGTCATTTTTATCTATGATACTCGCCGTAGATACTCCAGCAAGGGTCTCAAGATTTCTCACATAATTAATAACAGTCTGCTCTTGCCCTGTTTGGACCAGGTCTTTAAACCCATCCATCTTGTATATCTTTTGAGCGCCCTTTTCTGCTATGAGAGCGGATGACCTTTCTACACTCGAATCGTTAACCAATTGATCATAGATGATATCAAAAAGTGAAATTCCTCCAAAACGATATAATGCATCTTCAAGTTCGTCTGGCCTTACAAACAAAAAATCTACTACCCTCGAGTGGTGAAACTGTCGCCCTCTTACAAGATATGATATTGGACGGTGATATCTCGGACTATTCAGGTCCCTCTCATAGTCAGCTACGAAAACCATATCACCGGAAAAGAATTGGAAATGTGTCGTCTTAAGGTTAGGCGGTGATTTCATTGGCTCTTTGAGATCGGAACCTCTCTCGTTTATGACAATAATTCCTCTACCATATCCCATCTGAGACTTAGCACAGTTTCTTACTTTCTTTGCCAGAAACTTCTTGTAAAACTTCTCGTCCTTCTCTGAGTTGAATTCCAGGGTATCCCTGAGAGAATAGCCAGCTTTTATGTCCAGAATCTTTCGACCTAATCCATTTTTGGCTATTGCTCTCCGCTCTTTGTCTTTCAGGAGTGTAGATGATATTTCGTTCGTGTTGGTTGGATTCCTCGCATTAGTAAGGTAATTGATTATACTTTCAAGCCCATCTTGTAGCTTTCGTTTTATTCCCACAACCACCTCAATCTGTTTAAAAAAAAGAATACCTTTAAAAACAGTTTAGCACAGATATTATAATTTTGAATAGTCTACAACATTGCAACCTAAATTGTCTGTTATAGCATCCATCGTCGGATCGACTTGATCGTCGTGTGTCCCACTCGGGAACTGCTCAAACTCTGTAAGGTATTCAGATAGCCAAGGAGCCTTTAAAGGAATAAATACATTCCCTGCCTTAATCGAGGGAAGGACATCGTTAGCCCTACTCACTTTGTCGGTATCTCTTGGAATTCCAACAATAGGGATTGCACTCTTCCCACGTTTGAGTGACTGAATAAGATCTGTTCCTGATGACTTGTCTTCAATCTTGAATGCAGATAAAATACCAAGATCCTTCACGGCCCTGTGCTTATTCCAAAATGCAAAGGCCATAACTCTCAACTCGGGAGATTCCCATTTTCCTCTTAATTGGTCAATAAGGTAAAGCTGATCTTTATATGACACTCCCCATACCTGGAATACTGAGAAATCATTTTCCTCTTTGGCCTTCTGTGCTGTGTCTGCATATATGATCCTCCTGCGTATTTTAGGAAGCTGTTGATAAAATTGCCACCAATGAGACTTGAACATATTACCGCCAATAACGGTCGGGTCTTGTCCATACTGGCCAGTGAACACATAGCTGTTCACGTCTTCCATATCTCTAAGTTGTTCCAAAGTGTGCATATGTGGCCATAGAGCTACGCCATCTTCTGTTATGGCAGGTATCTTGAGATGAACCCAATCTTTCTCATCCTCCAGAAGCATTGCAGTAAAATCTTCGACGTGAATCCTCTGCATAATCAC